GAGAAATATCAAGAACGGTATGGATCCGAAGAAAGCAGCTGAAGTATTCAATGACTACAACGCTACTCAGCAGTCTAGGAGAGGAGCTGATAAGATTCCATTGCAGAATAGTCAAAATGAATTGACTAAAGCATTTACTATGTTTGGTAGTACAGCATTCTTACAGATGAACAAAGTTCACCAAGGAATGACCAATATGATGCGAGAACTAAGTAATGGTAAAACCCCTAAGCAAAAAGATATAAGAGCTGTCGGATTGAACTTAGGATTAGCTAACGCATTGTTTATCATGGCTGCTAATATGTTTAGACTAGGTAGCGATGACGAGGAGGATAAAGAAGCAGTAATGCAACAAATTCAAGATGCATTGATAGGCTTGAATCTTATGTACCAAATACCATTGATTGGTAGTGGCATAGAAACAGCTGTTCGTGCATCTAGAGGAGAGAGAGCATTTGCTAATGATGTTGTGAATCCATTCACTAGCATATTCTTCAAGATTAAAAAATCAATGAAAGAATCAGAAGGAGATGTTACTGCTGCTATTAGACCTTTAATTGAGATAGGACTTGGTGCTCAGCTTGATCCTGTAATAGGAATTGCTAATGCTTTCAGTAGCGACCCTGAAATGCAAGAAGATGCTATATATGACATACTAGGTGTAGCACCGTCATACAGACCTACAAAAGAAGATGGAAGTGGTGTTCCTTTACTAGACAAGCAATCAATGAAAAAATTTCATCCTAGCTTATACAATAGAACGTACGGACCAGGGAGCCCATACTACGATCAGAAGAAGAGAGCTAAAGAAATAGAAGATAGATTCAAAGAAAGAATCAATAGGAGGAAGAGGTAGCCCTTCCAAAAGTAATATTTTGCCGGACTCGTAAGTCTTTGTGGGTGAACTGCCACATCTCTCCACTATCATCAAGGATGACGGTGTAGATGGTATCTGTCTCATGGCCGTAGTCTATGACTAGCCATACGATACCTCTTCCTTTTGGTGTATCTACTTCTACTCTATTGTGGGGTTCATATATCAGCATTGATTTCTATCTTGGTATCTCTACGACAAAGTTCGTTATAAAGCTTTACATCGGTTGACCACTCCCTACCTGTCCACCACTCAAAGCCTTTAAACTTTGATTTGTATTTTGATATGTCTTCATACCCACCAAGGATATACACGTAATCAATACCGAAAGACCTAGCGTAGTCGCACTCGTAATACTGCGATACATTACCTAGCGACAACTTTGGCATTTCATAATCCCAGAAGAACTGATACGACACCATGTATACTGTCTTGTATTGCTCGTACAATCTGAATACTACACCTCCTATAACTTTGGATTCATATTCATAGATTATACAATACATACCTAGGAAGTCCTCTAAGGCAATATCCCTAGCGAACCCTTGTGTTGCCACATATTTTTCATAACAAGGCTTTAAATCGCCTATATTCTTGTCGCTGAGTATAGTTAAACGAGCATTGACTCTCTTGCTCATTTTTTTTGTGGTCTTTGTTGGTTCGTATTTTGTTGTGTTTATACGAACGGATCTCAAGTTGTACCAATAGTCACCCCATTCTATCCATCCCTCATTCAATGCGTCTATGAATCTTCCGTCATCTACTATGGCTTTAGGATCTGAGTATATGAAATCTTTATCTGTCATCTTACCGAATCCAGATATGTGATTGAAAATTACTTTCATGAGTATTTTATATATTTGAAGTACTTTTGCTTTTCATAGAAACAAATAAGTTCACTATGTAATAAGTGGGGGAGTACTCTCCCCCATTTTATTTCCCCATAAATTTCTTTAATCTTTCCGTAGATGATGCCATCATCACACGCCCATATTATAATTGGGTTCAGTCTTTTGCTAACAACACTAGATATATCATTAGCGGTAATCATTAGCGGATATGCATTTGATATTACCTTATTGCATACGGCTACATGAGCGTAGGCTATAGGTGTTTTGTCACTGTCCAATATTTTATATTGCGGTGAGCTTTGATTGACTCTAGCATGAGAGCCTTTGAATACTTTAACGAATGTGTCTATTGCTTTTGACTCTTTACTAGAAATCGTCATCTTTCATTGATTTGATTATGATTTTTAATTCTTTGATTAGCTTTTCAGAACTCTTCCTTGCTTCTTTAAAATCACGATCAACGAGGTGCTCATACATTGAAGTCAGGTATTCATTGCATTCATCAATTGTGAACGCTATCCTATCTGCTCGATATATTTCTTTTAGTTTATCTTTCTTCATTGGGGGGTAAATCTTCCCCTCTGTAAACCTCTGTCTTCAAACCGTGTTTTTCCAATTCTGATATCCTGTATTCTTGAAGCTTTGACAGCTTACCTGAGGGTGTTTTTATTTCGCTAAACAATACGTTACTGTCTTTTGGTATAGCTATTAGGTCTGGTATCCCGTTCTTATTTGTCTTGATTAACTTAATCACGTAGTACCCTTCGGACTCTAATTGCTTTATCCTTTTTGTTTGTATTTGTTGTTCAGCCATACTCAATCTGACACCCTCTAGTTTTAAGCTGCTTTGCTATTCGCTAATAGCATTATTGTCATGAACGGGAGCTCTATACAGAAGTACTCATCTTCAAGTAGTGTCCTTCCCCAACTGACCATAAAACCGAAGTGGTTGTCTAAATTTAGTGTGATTTTCATAATAGTATTGCATTTGATTTATTTACGAATATATGAATTTATTTGTCTTTTTTTTGTAGTTCCTCTCCAAGCCACTTCATATAGACTTGAGCTTTACTTACATCTTCTGACTTATTCTTGCGGTCAAACCGCCACGTGTATTTTATTATATTTCCCTTTAAGTAACCAATAAACTGTTCTTTGCTCATTGATGCTTTGATGCATTCAATGCACTCTATCTCACCCTGGTAGTGAGATGGCTTATTCACTAAATCTTCTTCTGTCATTTTATTTTATATGTAAAAGCGTTTACTTTAATTTCTTCTTTGCCGTCCTTGATAACTCTTTGTGGATGCATTTCTAACCATCGTCCACCTAAAGGCTTTGGAGGAGCACCTCTCTCAACATGCCATCCATACTTCCCTTCATTGTATTCTTCTTTATATGTGGCAGTTCTAATCATGAGAATATCTTTAAGTCTTATCTTGTTTTTTTGTGTTAGCCTTTCCACTGTGTACGTCAACTCATGATCCTCGTGAACGTGTCCCATCCATATCATATCAGCACCTTCTACAAATGTCTGCATTCTATTGAACTGAATGGTTCCCTTCGTCACTGGTCCACCACCTCCAGACCCATGAAAATACTTAATGTTAAAATTAACAGTTTGTTTGCTAGGCTCACGAGCGAAGTTGTAAACTATCCAACCACCATACCCTCCAACTTCTACATTGGTGTCATTGATTGAGTTAAGTCCATATACAAATCTTTCAATTACATCTGTTTCTTGTCGCTTTAAAATGTTGGTCTCATGGTTACCATATCCTACCACTTTAATTAGGTGAGCATATGGAGAGAACCATTCAACAGCATCGTTTACAACAGCGTCAAGATAGTTTGCTTTATTGTGTTCTGGCCTAATGTCTGACTTGTTCTTACGAGGATCATAGGCTCCCTGCATCAAACAGAATGTGTCCCCGTTAAGCAGAATGTCTGCTCCGATTTCTTTGGCTTGGTCAAGATGACTCTTAAGTAACTCACGGTCGCACTTTGGGTTATCCCAGTGTGCGTCGGATATGAGTAATACTTTTTTCGGGTTAAAGTTGTTGCGTAATACGTGTACATTGGTTTTCATTTTGCTTTATCGACAGGGTAGAAGTGTGTCGATTCTTTTGGTGTTATACCAAAGATAGCAAGTCTTTTTTAAAGTGATTAGTAGTATAGTCTTTCTTTTTGATTACCGTTTTGTATATTTCTTGTTCAATACCCTCTTTTGAGAATATCCAATAGACTTTATTAAACGTCCTTTCTTTCGTTGTCATTCTGTCTCTTGATTGCCAATAACTTGTAGCACTAAAGTCAATGTTGTAATACACTAGATAGTCTGCATCTCGTAAGGATATGCCCTCACGCCCACTAACAATCTGTAAGGCTATGACCTGACAATCAGTCTCTTTAAAGACACTCAAATCTGTAGTCAATTCATCCTTACTGAAAACTTGCTTGAGTGCGTTCAGCTCTTCTTTGAACTTATAGAAGATACCTATTCGCTTACCCTTGAACCTATCCTTGATGTACTCAGCTTTGTATGTGCTCAACACCATAGACTTGCCGGACTCGAACTTAATTGTTCCTGAGCATAGTTGATGTACCTTCTGCATCAGCTTCGTAGGTGTATCTCCAAGTATAACTTCATCCTTTCCTTGCACTACAAGATCACGCTTCAATCTCCTGGTTATGTCCAATATATTCTTCGGTAATGGAATTGTTAATATCTCTTCCTCAATCTCTGTAGCAAACCCTGCTTCTTTTTGAGAGTATGATATCGTGTATGGCTTCATCATCTCAATGATTGATTCCTTCCCTCTGTCGTAATCGTTCATCATTAAACTATTTATCTTCTTCTGTTTCACGTCTACGTATTTATCAGCGAAACGATAGAATGATTTGTAATGATTGAACGGATTGTTAGGTATCCCATACACCTGGTGGTACATCTGAGAGTATGACTCTGGAGTTGGCGTACCTGACAGCAATATCACACGAGCTTTTGTAGAGTATATCAAGTCTTTTACTTGCTGCGCCCTCTTGCTTGGCTTAGGATATGCACCAAGAGTGTGAGCCTCGTCTAGTATGATGATGTCAAACTTGCTATGGTTTATCTTGTGCAAACTCTCATAGTTGATTGTCTCCATGTCGTAACTAGGGTTAAGCAAATCATAGTCATCTTCAATGCTTGATATGGCTTTCTTCTTGGTTACGAACAGTACCCTCTCTGGTTTTAGCCTATCGCATATGCCTAGGCTTGTTAATGTTTTTCCAGTTCTTACCTCCATAGCGAGGTACAAGAAGCGATACTTCATTATCACCTCCGTACCTCTGTCTATGATGTTCTTTTGATAATCCCTGAACTCTACTTTGTAATCTTCCATTCTGCTTCGATAATATTTTACACTGTTGTGTATTCGTTCTTTGGTTTCTAAATCAGTATTGAACTTCAGTACGAACTTCTCCTCGTACTTGTTTCCTACCTTTACTTTCTTTACTTCTTTCTTATCTACTACATTCTCAAGTAATCT